GTCTGTCCACGAAGGTATCTGCGACGGGTTATCGTCCGTCCAAGTAGTTGACACACCCGCTACAGCAACCCAATTCGGGGATTGACTTGGGATAATATCCGTGTACACGAGGACTATACCAGCATTTCCTGTTGCTGTAACCCCCGTTACCAAATACTTGGATTCTAAAGTAACAGTTCCTGTTGCCCCAGTGCCCGCAACGCCTGTTGCGGATAGTAATGAAGATGCCGCAACAGTTTCAGACCCCAGTGCGCTGGTGCCGACGTTCCCTGTAACCGCGATAAGCGCTCCGGCTGCGACGGACTCGTCACCAAAGCTAACCGTAGCAGTGACCCCCACCCCGGACACATTTGCCGCACAGTTGGTCTGCTCATCGCCAACTGCGGTGGTGCCTACGACATTTGTGGGAGATACAAGAGCGGTGCCGGTTACAGTTTCGGAGCCAACAGAACCGGAAGAAGAAACACCTGTTTGAGTGACCAGCGCAGTGCCGGTTACGGTTTCAGAACCAAGCGCGGAGGTGGCAGCAACTCCGGTTACTGCTACTGAGGCAGAAGCTGTAACCGTTTCGGACCCAAGTGCGGTTGTGCCCGCAACGCCCGTGACAACAACGGGTATGGCTTGGTTCCAAGCTTCTTGGCCCCAAGTGCCTCGCCCCCAACCCGTAATGTTTGCCACAGTAAAGCTCGTTACGCGATTCTTATAATCGCGTTGCTGGCATCAGCAGTCGGGAACTGTACAGTAAAAGTGCCAGAAGTAGATGTTTTATTAGACGAGAAGTCTAACACAGCTACCGCTTTGTCACTGTTTGTGTCGTTGTAGATCAGTGCACCCATTGCCGTGATCGTAGCTGTGGTAAAACTAATATCAGCAAAATCGGTGAAAGCGGTCGTACCAGAGGTGCTCGGCGCAACTTTTGTGAGAGCTCCGCCACCCGCGGTATATGAACCACTGTTAGCAACTTCGCCGGTAGTAGTGTACGCGGTCGTTGCTGCCCCAAGAGTTGCCGTAGTGCCAGACTTGCCGCCACCACCTTCTGCGTACAAAGCCAACTTAAAAGCGTTGCCGTTTGTTGCAAAGTTATGTGTGCCCAACATCAACTCTTGCTTAAATGCTGTACACATTGCTTGTGCGATTGCCATTACAATCTCCCTATAGCTTTAGCTAGCTCATGTTGCCCCGCCTCACGAACTTTCGCGCAAATAGTAGCACGTTCTTCTTTTCTAGCCAACTCCACATAATATTGCACCAAATTACGGACCCTGTCTTTAAATGCTTCTGCCTGTAACCGAATGGGCTCGGGAGCCTCGTCCGATATATACATGATTTTGTCCGCGGCCATGTCTGCTATCTGATCGTTGGACAAACCGCCGTTTTCTGATGTGATTATGTTAACTGACCCTACAGTTCCTATGTTTACCTCAAACATGATCGTGTCTCCCAAAAATCACCGGGTCAGAGGCTTCCACCGGCTCGGGGGCCTCTATTTCCGATTGCTTAGTTATCAAAAGATGGCCGTCCTGAACAGTTTGCACCAAAGGGTCTTCTAATCGGTGATAACCATACAACTTCTCATTGTCCGGCACGTTGGTGTCTAGAAGCCCAGAACGGTGAGCTACTTCTAATTTTATGCCTTTTGATACGGCAATAGCGCACCAAAATTCAACACAAGCCCGGCCAGACTCCGCCATGTTTACGTTTTTGTACGTAAAATCTATGCCGTACAGGCATATCTTCTCTACCTGCTTCCAAACAGCATATGCCACCGCATATGCCACAGTGTTGTTGAAGTAACAAAACCCCGTATCCTTTGCCACAGACTCCAACGGATACGGTTCTATAGCGGGGAAATCAGGATGCGTTGTACAGGAATAAATGGGGTTTGTGTTTTTTGCTAAAAACTCTCGGGCTATACCCGTCTGTGACCCGGCGTTTTCAGTATCTATAAACCGATAAACGGGGTCCATCATAAACGTCCGGTCAACGTGGATCACGCCGCCAATACAGTTTATTCCCCATATTTCATCAAATTCTTGCGAAGCAACTCTAGCGGATATGTAGTCTGCGTAGCTTCCGCCTAAACCAACGATAGCAATTTTCACGAACGGGCCCTTCTTGGTAGCCCCTGTCTGTTAGCATCATCGTTCTCTCTAGACTCACCCAGATCCTTGAGACGTACCAAAGATTCTACGAATCTTTCGCTGTACATCTTCAACACATCCGGTTCACCTTTCATAAAGGTATAAGCCTCAACAAGACTTCCGTATAATATGGCGTTAGGGGCGTTAACGCTCAAATACGTTGTAGTATTATCCGCAGAGGTAGAAACCACGGTTCCCGTAGCCCCGCTCGTCCCGCCTGTGACTGTCTCACCTACAGTCAAATCAGTGCTAGGAAGAACAATTCTTGAAGTCGTAGAAGTTAAAGCTTCTTCTATGGTAGTTGTCGCCCCGCTTGTACCCCCGGTTAATGTCTCACTGTCTACAAAAGTTCCGCTTACGCTGCTTACCGTCAAAACAACAGTAGACGCTGTTAGACTAGCGGGCCTGTAATAATAGTGAAGTTCCGCTGAATAAGCTGCATCTGGAGTGGGGGATAGCATAAAGTTTTGGTAATCGTAGATACCATAATACTTAGGCGTTCCGGTTGTCGCAGAGTTTGGGTTGTACTCTTGCAAGAAATTTATGTCTTTAAACAACAAGAACTGTTTGGAGCTAGAGTTCTCTATCGACAAGCTGAAAGAAGCTAAATAATCATTTGGAACCGCTAGAAACTGGTTTCCAGAAGTGGTTGTTCCTGTCACGTTTTTACGGAAAAACTCTAAATCCACACTTTTAAATATGCGCTCTTCTGCCGACGTAATGAAGTCAACCAAGTGCTTTACAAAGGTGCTTTCTTGGTTTTCGGTGTAGTCCTTTATGGCGGACTTCAATGTGGTATAGGTGTAACTCACGACACACTCACAGTAACAGTTCCGACCTTGCCCTCGGCCTGCGGAATCCGTTCATATTGTAGCGTAGTTAAGTTAAAAATAGGAAACTGCGCTTTAGCGTTGAAAATATTGTTAGTGTTTGGCCGAGCCTCTTTAAGAGTTTGTGGGTCATGTATCTTCCTAAACGGGCCCAACTGAGGGTGTTTTCGCTCAAACTCGTCCTTGCCGACAATCAACCCGTTCCACTCTTTACGCATGTCTTTATACCGGTACTCAAGCCCGGAGCGGTCTGATATTGCCTTGGCGTGTTTTCCTGTAGCATACCTAGCCATCAGTTTGTCCTAAAGTAAGCGTATTCAGGAGTTACGGTAAAGCTTGAGCGGTCCCGGTCTTCGCCCATAGCGCGTTCAAACTCTTCTTCATAGATAGCTTTTAACATTTGAGTGCGATTCGGAGCTCGCTTCAAAGAGATGTAATACGCCAGACCCGCAGCTAGGCACGGGTAAAATCGAAAGGGAACGTCCATAGTGTTGATAGCCGTGTCCCCGTCATCAATACGAGTCAAGGCGTTATACACGATAACGTCCGTGCTGTTTTCGGGGGTCGGCCACACGCGCAAACTTGGCGTGACTTGGCGGTCTAGGAAAAATTGAGTGGGCCTACCGGTGGTAGCCTTACTAGGGATGTTAAGATCATCGTCGCGACTAACCCGAGTCAACGCAAAGTCTGTGCTACTGCGAGTTACAACGGCACTTAATATGTCAATCACGTCGGCGGATAAAGCGTATGTTCTGGTGCCAGAAGTAAGAGCCTGCGTCCTTTGAGCAATAGTCCACTGGTTTAACCCGCGGTTAGCCCATTCCGCTAACATAAGGTTCAAAGAGCGTCTAGCAGTGGTCAAATCGTAACCGGTTTTTACCTCTAAACCACAGCGTTCAAAAGCTTCTTCGACGTAATCTGCTACATCTAACTCAAAATTTACGCTTCCAGAGACCGCCATTACTCATCTTTCGCGTACAAGTTATCAAAAATCTGATTTACATCCATTGTATAGTCTAAATCGGATTTTGAATAGTGTATATGCTGTGATGGCAAGAAGTCAGGAGCGCCTTGCCCTGTTTCAAACCATGCTGGATGTGTAACACGAACGCGGTTATTTGGCAATGCAACGATGTTTCCAGTGTACTCTCCGGCGTCCAAAAGCTCTAAAACATGGCTTTGTTTATGCTGCGCCGGATCATCTGCTATCTCGCTTTCCGTGTAATCAACGGTAAAATAGTATTTAGCCGGAAAGAAGTCGGGCCCTACTTTAGCTAACCAAGGACAGGGGTGCGCTCGGTCCATACGATAAACGGCATGAGTGTGAGACATGCAATCCCACGGTTGAGCCAAGTGAACCGGCATAGGCTCCGGCCACTGCTCAAAAGGAGTATCTCCAACAAGGGCTGTAATTGGCATACGAGCCCACATAGCACCGCCATGCACATTAGGGTCATCCGTGCCATCAGTTTCGCATCCGGTAAAGATCATTTGAAAGCTTAAACAACGGCTTGGCATGGTCGTGACCGCAATAGCCATGCCGTGTAAAAACTCGCCATGATAGTTAGAATGATTGCACGTATACTCTCTTCGCACCCAGCATTTAAAGTGCGGAATATTACTTTGAAGATAGGGCAAGCTACTTTACCTTGCCGCCTTTTGCCATGCCCTTTTTCTTCATGCCAACCATGCCGCCTTTGGCATAGCCTTTTTTCTTCATCATCATGCCGCCACCGGCCATCTTCTGGACTTTACCGCCTTTGGCGTAGCCCTTCTTTTTCATACCTACGGCACCGCCTTTAGCGTAAGAATTATGAGATTTGGCAAGATCCTCAGCATATTTCACCATGCTTTGATATTCCCCCGCAGCGGCGGAATCTTCTCCGCGGTAACCGCTCATTTCCGGCTTAACAGGCTTAATTCTAATGGGCATTTTACTCTCCTATGTTTAACTTACAGAACCACTGGTTCTTTTCCTACGATTTGACATAACGGCACCACAACCTCGTGCCACAACCGTTCCCGAAACAGACTTACCGTTAAACGGACGTTTTGGAGCGGTTGCGCCGCCCCTACTCATTTTCCTAACTTTTGCAGCCTTTGTATTAGGGACAACAGTTTTTCCTTTAGAGCCTGCCCGCTTCTTTTTACGAGCCGTTGTAGCTCGTTCGCTCTTCGATAGACTGTTAGCTTTAGCTCTAGGCAAGCAACGATCAGGGTTACTCTTATCTTTTGAAGTACCACATTTACCTTTGATAGAGCCATCTGATCCAATCCTAACCCAGTCCTGTTTCACCCATTCTTTTAACTGACCCATTACTTACCCTTTGATTTCTTGGCGTAGTTGGGGTCTTTACAATACTTTGAGGCTGCCATGTTTGCATACGCTGACGGGTATGTGTCAAATGTACGTTTGGCCCACGCTTTCCCCTTGGGACAGATCTTACCACCACTTTTTACCTTGCCCCCTTTTTTCATGCGAACAACGCTGCTTTTACGAGTTGGGCATTTTCCTGCGCCTAAGTTTACTGCACTTGTCATAGTAACCTCTGCAAAAATGGAGCAATAATAACTAAACCAACGATCCACCAGAGCCTCTGATCTAACTTTGTCATGTTTGACTTCTGGTCGTCAAGAAGCTCTTCAATACGCTTGTATCGAAGATTGCACTCCGCTTCATGTTTGGCTAATTCTGCCATAACCTTCGATGCTGTAATTGTTTCTTTCTTTACCGGCATTTCCAACGCTTCCTTGCTTGACGCAAACGACTATTTGGATCTTTAGCCGCTTTAGGGAACTTCTTCATCTGACCTTCAGAACGAGCGCAATAAGACTTACGTCTCTTTGCATCTTTACTACCGGGTTTTACTTTACCAGTAACCGCCGTTTTCAACTTACTGCCGGGATTTTTACGCCTATACGCTTTTACTCCGGCATCGGTCATTCCC